CGTAAGAGGAATATTAGAAGAAGAAAATATATTTGTGATGGATGAAAAGCGTGCAACACAACAGGACATCCGCCCGATTAAAATAGGACTATTAAATTTGATGCCATTGAAAGAAGATACAGAACTGCAAATCTTACGAATGTTATCGAACACACCGTTGCAGATTGATGTGATTTTTGTAAATGTTTCAAGTCATGAATCGAAAAACACATCTACCAGTCATCTGAACAAATTTTATGTGCCGTTTAAGGATATTAAAAAGCAGAAATTTGATGGCTTTATTATTACAGGTGCACCGGTTGAGCAGATGCCATTTGAAGAAGTGGACTACTGGGAAGAGTTGAAAGAGATTATGGAATGGACGAAGACACATGTGACATCAACTATGCATTTGTGCTGGGGAGCGCAGGCTGGACTGTATTATCATTACGGTGTAGATAAAGTGTCTTTGCCGGCAAAAATGTTTGGTGTATTTCCGCATCGTGTTCAAAATAGAAAAACACCGTTGGTACGTGGGTTTGATGATATTTTTTATGCACCGCACTCCAGACACACAACGGTACCGGCAGATGAGATTCGTGCAATTGCAAACATGGTCATTCTTGCAGAGTCTGAGGAAGCAGGCGTGTTTCTGTGTATGTCGGAGGATGGAAAGCAGATTTATGTAATGGGTCATCCGGAGTATGACAGAGTGACATTACATAATGAATACATGCGTGATAAGAATAAAGGATTAAAAATCGCGATTCCGAAGAATTATTATCCGAACGATGACTGTGAGAATAAACCACTTCTCATGTGGAGATCTCATGCCAATAATTTGTATACGAACTGGGCCAATTATTATGTGTACCAGCAAACACCATACATATTGGAAGATGATGAATAGGATGAAATAGGTTGCCAATCGGCAATCTATTTTTTTACCAAAAATCAAGTAGATTTTTGTATGAAAATTTGTACATTTTGATATGCGGTATGTTATTGACTCGTGAAACTTCGAATGCTATAGTAGAAATACGCAAATACTAGATATAGTGATTGATGAACATTGAAAACGCCAAATATTGATAAAAATGAGTGAAAGGAGAAAAGAAATTGATTAAAGTAGTAAAAAAAGATGGCTCTAAAGAAGATTTTAATGTCCAAAAGGTCGTTGTTGCGGTAAATAAATCAGCGTATCGAGCGTTGATTAAATTTACACAGGAGGAACTGGATTTTATCTGCAAGTTTGTGGAAGAAGAAGTGAAAAAGATGGGCATCAGTGAAATTCAAATAGCACAGATGCACAACGTTGTTGAAGGTGCACTTGAAAAAGTGAATCCGGTTGTGGCAAAAAGTTATCGTGACTATCGTAACTACAAGCAGGACTTTGTACAGATGTTGGATGAGGTTTACAAGAAAAGCCAGTCAATCATGTACATTGGAGATAAGGAGAACAGTAACACAGACAGTGCTTTGGTCTCAACAAAAAGAAGTCTTATATTCAATGAATTAAACAAAGAACTTTATAAGAAGTTCTTCCTGACTGTGAAAGAGATACAGGCGATTCGAGACGGATACATTTACATTCATGACATGTCCGCAAGAAGAGATACCATGAATTGTTGTCTCTTTGATGTTCAAAATGTACTCAGCGGTGGGTTTGAAATGGGTAACCTCTGGTATAATGAACCGAAAACCTTGGATGTTGCATTCGATGTTATCGGAGATATTGTTCTTAGTGCAGCAAGCCAGCAGTATGGAGGATTTACAGTTCCAAGCGTGGATGATATTCTTGCACCTTATGCAGAAAAATCATATCACAAACATTATGACAAGTATATTTCTCTTGGATTGACAGAAGAAAAGGCAAAAGAAGTTGCCTGGGCAGACCTCGAAAAAGAGATGGAGCAAGGATTCCAGGGATGGGAGTACAAATTCAATTCTGTATCCTCCAGCCGTGGTGACTATCCATTCATCACAGTGACATCGGGAACCAATACTACCAAATATGGAAAGTTGGCAACCATTTCGATGTTGAAGGTTCGTCAGAATGGACAAGGAAAAGAAGGACATAAGAAACCGGTGCTCTTCCCGAAAATTGTATTCTTATATGATGAGAATTTGCATGGACCTGGAAAGGAATTGGAAGATGTCTTTGAAGCAGGAATAGAGTGTTCCAGAAGAACCATGTATCCGGATTGGCTGAGCCTTACAGGAAAAGGATACGTGGCAAGTATGTACAAACAGTACGGCAAGATTATCAGCCCGATGGGTAAATAAAATACACTACTGCCCATCTAAAACCTCGTGAACCTAGAAATCTAGGGTGTGCATCATACGTTTAGGAACTGTAGGAAATGACAGTTAGATGATGTGCTAACAGGGGAAGCAGCAATGTTATCCTGTGCTAAGTTTCGTCGCTTCGTGAAATTAAAGGAAGTGATAATAATTTTAATAATATATAAAATAACATGTTTGGTAAATCAGAAAGTTTATATTGGTCAAACATCAGAACCAATCAAAAAAAGATTTGCACGACATATGGGCTATCAAAAAGATGAAAAAGATACAAAATTTTATCGTGCGGTGCGAAAGTATGGAAAAGAGAATTTTGTAATAGAAGTTATCGATTATGCAGAAACGCAAGACGAATTAGATCAAAAAGAATTGTTTTATATTAATTCATATGATTCAGTAAATAAGGGATATAATTCTAAAGCTAGCATTGGGAAATGTGGCGGAGATACCTTATCACATCATCAAAATATTTCTGAAATAAAAGAAAAAATACGCCAAAGTAAGATGGGTGATAAAAATCCGATGAAGATTTATGGAGGCTTACATGGTCCTAGAAATGGAATGTATGGCAAATGTGGTAAGTTAAATCCATTCTCAAAAAAATGTAAAGCAATTTCAGTAGATGGAAAAGATATAAAATATTTTGATACCCTTACAGAATTAAAGGAATATTTTCATGTTACAACTCTTGGAATGGTTACAATGAGATGCAGTGGAAAAACGAAATCACCATATAATGGTTATTATTTTAGATATTGTGAAGAAGACGAAAAAAGTCAAACGACTATCGAAAGGATAGCAACAAAATAAGTAGGGTTTTTGTTGTGAATAACCGAGTAGAGTACCTATAAGATGAAATGCTTATAGGGAAGTGCGAGGACACGACCTAACGTGTATGATATAGTCTGATGCATAAGCATCGTGTAGAGCATTTTTATCACCTTGGTACGAAAGAGGTGGAATGAATCCGGCAGATGAAAATGATACGCCGGTATTTGTAGGAAGATTTAATATTGGAGCAGTAAGTCTTCACCTTCCAATGATATATGCAAAAGCAAAACAAGAAGGAACTGATTTCTATGAAGTGTTAGATTATTATTTGGAATTGATCCGCCAGCTGCATATTCGTACTTACGATTATCTTGGCGAGATGAAAGCATCCACGAATCCACTGGCATATTGTGAAGGTGGCTTCTACGGAGGTAATCTTGGATTATATGATAAAATCAAACCATTATTGAAAGCAGCGACAGCTTCTTTTGGTATCACAGCTTTGAATGAATTACAACAACTGCATAACAAGAAATCGTTAGCAGAAGACGGACAGTTCGCACTGGAAGTGTTGGAATACATCAATAAGAAGGTAAATCAATTTAAAGAAGAAGACGGACATTTGTACGCAATTTATGGTACACCGGCTGAAAATCTATGCGGTGTTCAGGTACAACAGTTCCGTAAGAAATATGGAATCATTGAGAATGTTTCAGACAGAGAATATGTAAGTAACAGTTTCCACTGTCATGTAACAGAAGATATCACACCAATTCAAAAGCAGGATTTGGAAGGAAGATTCTGGGAGTTATCAAACGGTGGTAAGATTCAGTATGTAAAATATCCGATTAACTATAATAAAGAAGCAATCAAGTCACTTGTACGTCGTGCGATGGCATTGGGATTCTATGAGGGGGTTAACCTTTCATTGGCATATTGCGATGACTGTGGTCACGAGGAACTCTCTATGGACGTTTGTCCAAAATGCGGAAGCAAGAATCTGACAAAGATTGACCGTATGAATGGATATTTATCATACTCACGTGTAAAAGGTGATACACGTCTCAATGATGCCAAGATGGCAGAAATTGCAGAAAGGAAGAGTATGTAATGAGATATCATAATATTACGAAAGACGACATGCTAAACGGCGACGGGCTCAGAGTTGTACTCTGGGTTGCGGGCTGTTCACACTGCTGTAAAGAATGCCATAATCCGGTTACATGGGATCCGAACGGCGGTCTGGAGTTTGATGAGGCTGCAAAGCAAGAGATTTTTGATGAACTGGAAAAAGATTACGTACACGGAATCACCTTTAGCGGCGGAGACCCGTTACATATCAACAATGCATATGATGTTGCGGAACTTGCTAAAGAAATCAAAGAAAAATATCCACAGAAAAGCATTTGGTTATATACCGGTGGTCTGTGGGACGAAGTAAAACATATGCGAGTAGTACCATATTTGGATGTGTTGGTAGATGGTGAATTTGTGGTTGAGAAAAAAGACACAAATTTACATTGGGTAGGAAGTTCCAATCAAAGAGTGATTGACGTCCAAAAGACACTTGAGAGTAATGAGGTGATTTTACATGAAGATTAATTTGAAGAAATTAACAGATACCGCAATTCTTCCTGAGAGGAAGTGCATAT